GGCATTGGGCTATTGGTTTGGTTGATGGCATTGGTGGTGGTTGGTCATGGGCTTGGGTCATGCATCCTTACCTTGGTTGGTTGGGGTATATGGATGTGTTAGGGTTATTTTACTAATGGATTTGTAGCTACATTTTCCATAATTAATTTAATTTTTGTAGCTACATTTCAAATATTTAACTTAATTTTGTAGCTACAATTTAAAAACTTAAAAAAATAACATTATGGACTTAGAATTAATCTTACAAATGGCAGAAGATTGCTTAGCTCTTAAAGTAAATTTATCTGAAGAAAATCCAGATGGATATGACAAAGCAATTTTGGGAATTACTGACAATGGTCAATTGGTTTACTCAAAAGAAATCATGGTTGACCTTTTAAGAGAAGATGATAAAGATCTTTCTGAAGAAGATGCTTGGGAATTCCTTGAATTTAATTGTTTTTGTGCTTATGTTGGCGATCAGACACCTATTTATGTAAATACTTATTAATTTATGAAAAAATTACTTATTTCTTTTAGTGGTGGTCGGACTTCTGGTTATATGCTTTGGTATCTTTTTAACGAATGGAAAGAAAGAGATCAATGGGAAAAAATTGTTGTTTTTGCAAATACTGGTAAAGAAGCTGAGGGTACTTTGTTTTTTGTAGATGAGTGTTCTCAAGAATGGAAAATACCGATTGTATGGGTTGAAGCTAAATGTAAAGATGATAATGGGAAACCATTTTCTAAAAAAGGCTGGTCTGTTTCTCATAAAGTTGTTGATTTTGAAACTGCAAGCAGGGGAGGGGAGCCTTTTGAAGAAATGATTTCAGTTTTGGGTATTCCTAGAACAGATGAGCCTTTTTGTAGCAAACAATTGAAAACTTTAGCTATTGAAAGTTATTTAAAATCAATTGGATGGGAGGACTATTATAGGGCTATTGGAATAAGATTTGATGAATTAAATAGAATAGATGGGAACAGAATACAAAAAAAATTCATATATCCTTTAGCCGAAATAAATCCAGTTACAAAATCAATGGTTTCGGAGTGGTGGCTAAAGCAAGATTTTGACTTATCTATACATCCAGATGAAGGCAATTGCGATAACTGTTGGAAAAAAGACTTCCCAAGGTTGGCAAGAAATATGATTAGAAATCCTAAAAGTTTTGAATGGTGGTCATTAATGGAAGAAAAATATGGGAATTTCAATCCTAGAAATAATACTTTAAATCCACCTTTTAACTTTTATAGAAACAATAAATCTACAATAGATATTCTCAAAATGGCAAAAATGAGTCAAGCAGAATTAAAACAAGCAACAATGTTTGAACCTTTAGATGGGTGTTCTGAAAGTTGCGAAGCATTTTAAATTAAAAATTATGGCAAAAAGCAAACCAATCGGGGTTAGATTTGACTTAGAAAAGTTAGAATTAATCCAAAAAGAATTAAATTTATCATCACCTCAAGCGGTGGTGAATTATTTTTTAGATGGATACAAGAGTATTTCTGATTCAAAAACTCTTCTTGAAATTATAAACACAGATGGAGAACCTAATATTTTGGGTAATCATAAAGTTAAAAGAGGCGCACCATTTAAAAATATGCCTCCTTATCACGCAAATTGGGTAAAATTGGAAGGTAATGTTAAAACAGTCATAATACCTTCAAAAAGTAAAAAAACGCCTCCAGAGGGCTTAAAAGGAATAGATTTAATTATTTGGAAGTCTGAAAATGGAATTTAATTCGTAAATTAGCGTATGAAAAGTAAATTAAAGATGATGAAAAGGGCAGATGGCTCATATTCACCTCGTGGTTTATGGGATAATATTCGCGCCAACAAAGGAAGTGGAAAAAAACCAACTCCAGAAATGCTAAAGCAAGAAAAGAAAATTAAAGCAGAAGAAAAAAAATAGTTATGGCATCAGAAGCATGGGAAAGAAAAGAAGGTAAAAATCCTGAAGGTGGCTTAAATCAAAAAGGTCGTGATTCATACAATCATGCTCATGGTGGTCATTTAAAAGCCCCTGTTAAAGGTGGAACCAATCCAAGAAGAGTTTCATTTGCAGCTAGGTTTGCAGGCATGAGAGGTGCAATGAAGAAACCTAATGGAGAACCTACTCGTAAAGCATTAGCTCTTAAAGCTTGGGGGTTTGGTAGTGTTGAAGCAGCTCGTAAGTTTGCTAATGCTCATAAGAAGTCATAGGTTATTTGTTTGGTGTATTTTCATCACTTGGGTAATGCTCTTTTTTAGGTGTTGGTTCAGATATTATAATAAAATTAACGCCTAATAAACTAAACTTTACATCTTCATTTGGGTTGTTATTTAATGGATAATTAATAGGATCACGATGCCAAGCAAACTCCCAATTAATATTGCATCTTATTTTATTTTTTGTTTTAGAATCTGTATTTATTAAAACATTGTTTATACCAATTTTATTTAATTGTTCAGCAGCTATTTTTAATGGTTCTACTGTATTATCTTCTGGTAATAAAATATCATAATCTCTTTCCATAGTTTATTTGTTTTCAGCTTGTTGGTCAAGAATAGCTTTACCTATATCTGATAATGGTCTAGCAAATAGCCTTAACTTTTTACCAGTGTTTGGGCATAGGAAGGTAATCCCTACATCCATATAAGACTTCAATACTATTTCCATTACTCCATCTGCATTTTCACTAGCTCCAATTACATGTGGATCATCATAGTCAAATTGCATACAAAAATCACATCCTTCTAATGCTTCTTTACCTTCTGGTATGTTTACTTTTTTCTTTGCCATATTATTTGGTTTTAAATTTCTTTTATATCAACAATTTTAACTTCCCCTCCTGCAAGCATAGCGTCCAATGTATCTTCAATTAATTCTCTTTGTTCTGGAGTTATTAAAGCTACCTTTTCTATTATCGCGGGGACTGCATAAACATCACTTGCTATTTCATGTTTAATACCTTCTCTTACTTCATCTGTAATAAATGGATGGGTGATTATATCTTTAAACATCCATGTTATTTTATCACCATACAATTTAAACATTTTTTCTCCTTTGCTATCAGGGTATTGTCTGCGAAAATCATCAAACTGTTCTTGAGCCATTTTTAAATTCTGAATAGCACTTATAATGTTAGCACTCATTATTTATTAAAGTTTAAATGCGTTTGTTCTAATTCTTGTAAAAATGTTCTAGCTTTTAGAACTTTATTTTCAATGCGTAAAATATCATCTTCACTTCTACTAACGTTAAACATAAGTATTCTTTCATCCATTAGTATATCATCAAATGTCATATTAAACTCTATCTTCATTGCTTCTTGAATAAACTCTGGGCTTTCTTCTGAAATTACATCCATCTTTTTAAGCAGATAATATTTCTCTTGTTGAATAATGCTTTCTGGTGTGTTAACTAAACAATAAGCAATCGTAGCTTTTGTTGTTCCTGTAAGCCACATATAAGACTGCATTTGCCAATAGTATAAATTATCTAATTTGTCTGGTATATTACCTAAGAATGTCCAAAGATCATAACTTGATTTAATATCAATAATTGTATCTCCATTAATAATATCTGGCAATCCTGTTATGTAATCATTTTTAAATCGTTCTTCGTTTTTGCTAAATGGTAATTTAAGATATATTGAAAGTAAATTAATAGACTCTTGTTCTGCTTCAATTCCTTTTTTCATTTGCTTGGTTTGTATATCTCGCTTTCTTCCGTACTTCTCAGCGATATAAACTTCAATTAAATGCTTTTGTGCAGTCTTGGATAATATTCCAGCTTCTTTGTCAGCTTTGGTTACAGGTTCGGTCATTAAATAACCTACAGAGCTTGCTCTGATTAGTGTTTCATTAAAATTCATCATAAAGATTTAAGTTTGTTGTTGTAGTGTTTTAATAATTCTGGATTGCTTTTTGACATTAATTCCCAAGCTTTTAATTCTTCTTTAGTTTTACATAAATCAATAAATGATTTTGTTTTTTCAGCTAATGTTTGTTTTGATTGAGTTGGAATTCTTTCATCAATTTCTTCTTGGTGCGAATCGCCAATACCACAAAAATCTCTAAGTTCTTTTTGTCTTTTTACATTTTCAGAATGGTATTGTTCTACTAAATCCCTAGCAACATCAAGTGCTTGGTTCGCAGATTCACCTTCGTTAATAGAAAGCTCAACGCCAATTTTTTCAGAAGAATAATTACCTAAATTAAAAGTTCTAGTGTAGTTTACGGTTGTGATTTGCATAATTTTATTTTAGTCTGGTTACAGTGGTTATTTCATCTACAGCTTTAATTTTAAACACTTTATTTTCGTGTTCTTTTTTTCTTTTTAAGTTAGAAACCATTACCATTACCGAAGTATATGGATTTTCTAAACGAAGGTGTTCTCCCAACTTTAATTCAGCCACCTTGCTTGAAACTGAATCTGGGCTAGTGTGTCTTGCCATTTTATATTTTTGGACAAAATTAATTTAATTAATTTAATTAAAAAAATAAATTTAATTTGGTATATTTGCACCGCATAGTTTTTTTTAGATTTACGGTCGGAGGTTCGTTTCTACGATGCCTCCTTCTTTTTGATATACAATTATATATTATTTAAAACCCCCACAATAGAAATTGCAGGGGTACTTTACTATAAAAAACCATCAACCAATGATTACTCTTGTAAAAATTTCTTTTTTACTTGGTTTAGCTTTGATCTATATTCAATAATCAAGCTTTTAAGCTCATCTTTTGTTGGCTTATCAACTTCTCTTGCGGTTGTTTGTAAAAATTCAACTATACCCGGACTTTCTTGTTCTAATTTTTTTGCATATACTTCTAAGTTTCCTGATAGAAAACTATTGTCATGTTCTGATTGTGGTCTGCAATTATGTTCCATCCATCTTGTTGCTAAATTTGCTCTTGGTATAAAATGTCCATTATGAATTTTAGTCCAATGGAATTTTTTACCAGATGTAAAACATTCTACTATACCTTCTTTATCAGCATACTTACAACGAATATATTGACTAAATACTGCATCAAGGTCTTGTACAAGGTTTTGAAAACTTTCAGAATCATCTTCAAATTCTTCCATTCTTTTTTGCGTAGAATGTATAGTAGCACATTGTTTGCACATTTTTTTAGAAAAATGATAATCAATATTGCCGCAATTAACGCAACGTTTTTTCTTAACTATTATTGTTGAATTTCTCATTTTAAAATGCTTTAATTACACCTTCTTTAATTCTTGATTTATACGCTTTACTTATTTTAGAAACACACTCTTTGCAATTCTGATAAAGCATATCTTTTGTTTTTACATCTTTAGAATATTCATAAAGAGGTTTCTCTTTTTTGCACTTGTAGCACTTTTTCATCTTCTTTAAATTTGTGTAGTTTGTTATCAATAAATTTATACTTACCAATATACTTACCTTCTTTGTGTACTTCAATAATCATATTAAGCTTTAAGGCTAATTCGTATATTAGTTCTCTGTTTTCCATTAATACCATTCTAATTTTTCAGGTGATAATTTTTCTTTTAATAAATCATTTAAAGTTAACTTATCAATATAAGCTACTTTGTTGTTTTTTTTAGATTCTATTAAATACTTGTCTTTTGTAATTTTTTCTATTTTGTAATAAACAAAATTTATGTTTACTACTTTAGTTTGTCCTGTTTCCATAGCAATAATTTTAACAAAGATAATTAATTTAATTAAATAACAAAATAAAATTATGGAAAAATAAATTTTGTAATTAAAAATATTAGTTATTACTTTGTGCTTCAATCAAATTATTTATGGAAAAATTAAATGTAAAAGATGAAATTCTACTCTATCTTGAGAAAGAAGAACGCACACTGGCTTGGCTTTCAAGAAAAATAGACATCCCTTATCCAACTCTTTATTCAATTTTTATTCAGAGGATAATGAATCTTTCAGACACGAATTTAGGAAAAATTAACAGAGCTTTAAACACTGATTTTATTAACAATTAAAAAATTCTAAATGGCTCGCCCAATAAAGAATTACTGTGATTACTTTCCTCATGATAGGGATATGCGAAACCATAGAAAGGTTAAAGCTATTCGTACAAAATTTGGGGTTACTGGATATGCGATTTGGTCAATGACATTAGAATATTTAACAGGTATTGATGGTAATGTTTTTGAATATTCTGATGTAGAATTTGAGTTAATGGCTGGTGATTTCGGAGTTTCTGCTACAGAAATACGGGATGTAGTGGATTACTGCATCAAAATGGAGATGTTATTCCCAAATAATGGCTTTATTAACTCAGAATCACTTGATGAAAGACTTAAACCAGTATATGAAAAAAGAGGTAAGAGTAAGGATAATAGTAAGAAACAACAACGATTGAACGGTAAATTTGTTATTAGTAATACCGTAAGTAACGGAGTTTCTGTAGCAGAAATGCCGCAAAGTAAAGTAAATAAAAGTAAAGTAAATAAAAAAGAATTAAATATACCTTTTGATTCTTTTTGGGATTTGTATGAGAAGAAGGTAGGCGATAGGGATAAAATTATTAAAAAATGGGAAGGTTTGTCTGATGAAGATAGAAAATTGATAATGAATTATATTCCAAAATACAAAATATCACAACCTGATAAAAAATATAGAAAAGATCCACAAACTTTTTTAAACAACAAATCATGGTTTGATGAATTAATTGGTATTGAAGTCCCTGTTTACAAGAAAGATAATTCCCACCTATACCAAGATG